GCTGCGATCAAGGTCCGGCCAGGTGGCACCGCTGCAATCGGCACCGCCAACCCTGAGTACCAGTTCAACGTCCTCGTCACCGAATACAACCCGATTGACAGCGCTGTCGGCGACCTCGCCACCTTCTCGGTGTCCTGGCCGATCACCGGCACCGTCAGTCGCGCAACCGCCTAGTCATAGGAGTCTCCTGCGATGATGACATTCCAGCTCGGTATTGAGTACGCCGATGGGTCGGGGGCTGACACAACAGCCTCGGTCCCCGACTTCATCGCGTTTGAGCGCAAGTACGACAGGCCAGGTGCGCAAGCGCTGATGGGCCAGGACGGACAGCCACGCATTGAGTGGTTGCTGTTCATGGCATGGCACAGCCTCAAGCGCGCCAAGCCTGACCTGGCCGAGTTCGATCCCTGGTGCGAAACCGTGTCAGGTATCCGGCTTGGCAAGGAGGAAGAAGTACCCCCTTTGGAGAGCAAAGCGTCCATTGGCTCCTAGTGCATCTTTCCTACGAGTGGAAGGTGCCGCCGTCGGCGCTGCTCGATGAGTCCCCGCGAATGATCGCAACCATGCACCGCTACCTGCGCTGGCGGTCCAGCGAGATGAGGAAGGCCAGCCGATAATGCTCAAGATTGAGATGGGTTCCGATATCGCGCAGTTCATCAACCGGCTGGAGAAGTTCGATCAGGACGTGTCCAAGGAACTCAAGAAGGCCATGAAGCAGGGATCTGAAAAGGTCGTTGCAGAAGCCAAGAAACTGCTCCCAGGTGATGCTCCCCTGAGCGGCTGGGGAGTGGGATGGATTGAGCGTGACCGCGAAGCAGGTCGTGACCTTCAATACAGACCAGCGAAGGCTCGCAGCAGTATCAAGGCGGCAGCGTTCCGCGCTCGACGCAGCGGCGTCACGGTTGCGTTTGGCTATCAGGCTGTGCAGAAGGACCCAGCCGCAAGCATCTTCGAGACCGCAGGCGCTCGCTACCCGCTAGGGGTTCGATCCGCTACCTTCAACCCCAGCATCCTGCGGCGATTCGGTTCTGGTCCATATCCGCGCATCATGTACCCCGCTTATTACGCAGGTATCCGCGAGGCGCGCGAGGAGATTGACGCAGCACTTCAGCAGGCACGCAAGAGAGTCGGTCTGTAATGGCTAACCCTGGTGGCATCAAGGTCACGATTGTCGGTGACTACACAGACAAAGAGATCAAGAAGGCTATCCGCGATCTGGAGTCGTTGCGCAAGGATGCGGGCTCAACCTCCAAGGAAATGGGTGGCCTGGGGAAAGCCTTTGTCGGTGTAGGCGCGGCCATCGCTGCCACCTTCACTATTTCAACGCTGACTAACTTCCTGAAGGACGCAACTCAGGCCGCCATCGAGGACGAGAAGTCCATGGTGTCTCTGGCTAAGGCCATGGAGAACATGGGCTTGGCTGCGCAGAACGCTGGCGTTGAGCAGTTCGTTGAGCAGCTGATGCTGGCGACCGGCGTGGCTGATGACCAGCTGCGTCCCGCGATGTCTCGGTTGCTGCTGGTCACAGGTGACGTGGCCGAGTCGCAGCGCGGTCTCCAGTTGGCGATGGATATTGCAGCGGGCACGGGCCGCGACCTGGACTCCGTGACCACGGCGCTGGCTAAGGCGTACGGCGGCCAGACGACGGCGCTGGGTCGGCTCGGTGTCGGGCTCGACCAGGCGACGCTCAGGTCCAAGGACATGGACCTGATTACCGGCGCGTTGTCGCAGAAGTTCGAGGGTCAAGCCGCAGCGGCAGCCGACACCTACGGTGGCCGGATACAGCGCCTCAACGTGGCTGTGGGTGAGGCGCAGGAAACCATCGGCTACGCGCTGCTAAACGCGCTGGATGATGTGACGGCAGAGTTCGGCGGCAGTGATGGTTTCACCGCGACCGTGACGGAGGCAGGCAAACAAGCGGCCACCCTCGTCGCTGGTGTCGGTGCCTTGGCGACTGGCTTTGCCAATCTCGCAGCACGCTTACAAACGCTCGGTGGCATCAAATTACCATCAGCGCTACAACGAATCTTTGACGTACTGACCGCGCCGTTGCCGCTGAATCAACTGCGGATAATTTTTGATGGACTGTTCAGAATCGGCACAGAGAGCCAGAACGCTGCGCGCAAGCAGGAGATTCTGGAACAGGCCATGCAGGGCGTTACCAACGGCGTGCCGCGCTTTATTGCTGCCATGGGTGGTGCCGAGGCGGGGCTGAAGCGGTTCAGCCAATCGGCTGCTGCTGCTAGTTTCAATGTGCAAGCCTTCTACGGCGTCAATCCCTCCGCGCAGCGAGCGCTGGCCGAGGCTCGCGCGAACGTGGACAGCATCGTCCAGAAATACAACGAGGCTGAGCGTGCGGTAGGCGGCGTTGGATCGGCGACGGCTGCCACGACGGACAAGCAAGAGAAGTTCAACCAGAAACTCAAAGAAAAGCAGGACGCGCTCAAGACCGCGATTCAGGGCGCAAAGGATTACGGGGCAGGCGTTGCCAAGACGTTCACGGATGCGCTGGACCTCAGTAGCGCGCTCGATGCTGCCAAGGAATCCGGGAAGTCCATCGTGGACGAGTTCATCGCGCAGGGTGAGCGCATGGGCAAGTTCGCCGAGAACATGCAGAAGCTTCTGGCGGCGAACCTGTCGCGTCCGGCGTTTGATGCGATCATCCGTGCAGGTGTGGAGCGTGGCGCTGATATCGCTGATGCTCTGGCCAAGGGCAACATTGACGAGAACGTGCGCAATGTGAACCGCGTTTATGCGTCCGTTGCTCAGATGGGCGACATTGTTGGTCAACGCGCGTCATACAACTTTGAGCAGGCTGGCATCATTACGGCGCAGGGTTTCCTTGAGAACTTCGTGCGCGAGTTCATGCCAGCGGGTAAAAAGCGCAGGCAACTTCTGGCCAGTATTGACGAGATGGTCAACGCGGCGCTTCAGAATATGTCTCGCATGATGAATGTTCCCATGCCATCTATCGGCGGCGGTGCTGGCGGCGGCGGCGGCGGTGGCGGATCGCTTGTAACGCCTCAGGGCTTGCAAGTGCCGATCCCTGTCGGACTCTCACCGTCAGCGGCTTCCGATTTCATTGACGGCATCCTGATGGGTGGCGCCATTCCGTTTGCCAAGGGCGGCATCGTCACCTCCCCGACGCTGGGGCTGGTAGGCGAGGCTGGACCTGAGGCCATCATTCCGTTGAATCGCGGCGGCGTCGGCACGACCATCAACCTGACTGTCAACGCAGGCATGGGTACGGACGGCGGCGACGTCGGTCGGCAGATCGTGGACGCGCTGCGCCAGTACGAGCGGCGTAACGGGCCGGTCCCGATCACGGTCCGATGACCAACGTCTCGGTCGTCTTTGCGTTCGATCAGGACGCTGGCGGCACCACAAACTTCTTTACCCTTGACGACCCGGTGCAAGGCGTTCTGGATAACACGACGTTCACCCTCGGCGGTCCGTTCTCCCTGGTGGACGTCACGCAGTACGTCCGTAACGTGAGCGTCAGCCGTGGCCGTTCCCGGGTGCTGGACCGGGTGCAGGCAGGTCAGGCGTCCATCACGCTGGACAACCGTCTGCGTCTGTTCGACCCGACGTATGGCACGGCGTCCCCGTACTCGTCCAGCATCGTGCCGCGCAAGAACGTCAGCGTGACCCTGGATTCCGAGCCGATCTTCACCGGCCTGGTGGATGACTGGAATATCGGCTACGAGTTGTCCGGCGATTCCACCTCGGTGGCTGAGTGTGTGGACGGCTTCATCCAGTTGGGCCAGGTCACGATGGGCACGGCGGTGCGTACCTCGCAGGCGTCGGGTGCTCGGGTCGGTGCGGTGCTGACGGAGGCGTCCTGGCCGACGTCCAAGCGCGACATTGACACCGGCCAGGTGACCCTCCAAGCCGACACACCTGCCGCCAATACGAACGTGCTGGACTACTTGCAGACGGTGACCGATACCGAGTTCGGGCTGTTCTTCATGGACCGCGCCGGTAACGCCAACTTCGCCGACCGGCTGGCTAACCAGAACTTCAGCAACCCGGTGCTGCTCGGTGGCACGGGTATCCCGATCACGGCAGTCGGTCTGGACTACGGGGCCGAGCAGCTCTACAACGAGGTGACCCTGGTGCGTCAGGGTGGCGGCACGGCGGTCAGGACGGACGCCACAAGCCAGACCACATACGGCATCTCGGAGTTGTCCAAGACGGGACTGCTGTTCAACACGGACGCCGACAACGGCACCCTGGCTGACTACCTGCTGGCCCGCTACAAGGACCCGTCGCTGCGGATCAACGAGGTGTCCATCGCGGTGGATGGCTTGACCTCGGCGCAGCGCACGACGCTGGCGCGGATGGATCTGGGTCAGCCGTTGCAGGTGACGTTCACGCCGAAGGTGGGCGCGGCGATCACGCAGTACGCGACCCTGGACCGCATCAGCCACAGCGTGTCCCCGGCGTCGCACACGGTAACGCTGGCGATGTCTCGCGCGGAGGCGTCCTTCATTCTTGATTCGTCCCTGTTCGGGCAACTCGACGACGACCAACTCGGCTTCTAGGAGGCGTGATGTCTGGTGCTGGTTTCCGCACGTTCACGGCT